AGGCGACCCGAACGTGGCTGGCGTGTTTGTCAACTGGGACGAAGATGACGATATGAACGTCGCTATGACCGGCGATATGATTATCCGCATCGCCCAAGGCACCACGGTCCAGCGCGGTGATCTGCTCATGTCTGCCGGTGACGGCACGGCTAAACCCCAAGGGGATGACATTGTGCGGTCCAAGACCATTGCCAAAGTCACCTCTACGCACGTTTCTAACACCTACGCAGACGGTTCCTACTGTGTCCCCTGCGTTCTTATGGCCTGCTAAGGAGCAAACTAAATGGACGATCTAACCCCCGAGCAAATCGCTCAGCACTACAGCGCCGCTATGGACAGCGTGGACCTGTTGAACGCCGGTCAACCGGAAGGCATGGATGACGCCGACTGGGCCGATACCGTGTCCCGCAACGTCGAACACCTGAAGATCATGGTGGCGAAGGACTTCTGGACCGATGAGGACCTCGGGCCGCTGAACGCCGCTATTGCTGCTAATGGTGGCTAACAAGTAACAACCGGGCCGTAGTTATGGGGGAGGTAGGCCATGTTAGACCCTATAACTGCCATAGCTACGGCGACGGCAGCGTTCAACGGCGTCAAGAAGTTAGTCGCTGCGGGGAGGGACCTAGAGGACTGCATGGGTCAAATGGCCCAGTGGTACACGGCCCTCTCCGATTTGAGCGAAGCGGAGCGCAATGTAAAGAACCCGCCCCTGTTCAAGCGACTTACGAGCAGGAAGTCCGTAGAGCAAGAAGCACTGGAAATCTTCGCGCACCGCAGGAAGGTGGCGGCACAGGAGAAGGAACTCCGCGAGATTATCCTGTATGCCTACGGCAAAGATGCGTGGACCGAGCTTATCGGCTTGAGGAGGCGCATTCGGCTGGAGCGCGAGAAGGCCATCTATGCGCAAAAGCGTAAGCGTGAGGACACGTTCTGGACCGTTATAACGATCATCGTATTAACGTTTCTGTGCTACGGGTTCTACGCTACACTGAGCTTTGTAATACACGAGTTGAAGCCACCTTCAACGGAACAAACGACAGACAAACCTGATTAGGGCCAAATCATGAGCGAAGCAATGCAAGCACAACCCCAAACCCAAGTACCCGTCATCACCATCGACGACAAAGAATACGCCATTGACGCACTGCCGGAAGTAGCGCAGGTCAACCTTGCTCGGGCACAACAGCTCCAGCGGGAGATCGGCGAACTGCAAATGCTTCTGGAAGAGCGCCAGCTAACCCTGCAGGCCCGGCAGAATGCCGTGGTGAAAGCCGTGCAGGAAGCCGAGTTCAACGCTGAGAACGCCGCCGAAAGTGGAGCGGTACAGGAAGGAGGTGAGGCCGATGAGCACGCTGCTTAGTATCTTCGAAGCATTCCCCGCATGGCTGACTGCCATCACTACGCTGGTCACGGCGGCTACGGCTATCACGGCCTTGACCCCGACCAAGACCGACGACAAGTACGTCTCCATGGCGCTCCGTGTCCTCAACATCTTGGCGGGCAACGTGGGGAAGAACAAGAACGCAGACGATACGCCTGCTGAGGCTAAGGAAGGCTAAGATGGAATTTGGCATGGACACCGCGTGGAGCGGACTCTTAACGGCTCTCATCGGGGGGCTAGCATGGTTTATCAAGAGTCGGAGCGATGAGATTGATCGCGTGCAGATTCTCTTAAACCGAACCCGCGAAGAGATGGCAAAAGAGTACGTCACCAAAGCGGATGTCCATGCCGACATCAACCGAGTCATTGACCGCATAGATACCCTCGATGCCAAGCTCGACAGGTTGATGGAGCGGAAATGAAGTTTGACGCCATCAAGAACATTGTAGGGGCGGTAGCGCCTACCCTCGGAACGGCTCTCGGTGGGCCTCTGGGCGGTGCAGCGGCGTCAGCCATTGCCAGCGTGCTTGGTTGCGATACGGATGCACGGAGCCTAGAAAAGGCGCTCTCGCAGGCCACTCCAGAACAACTTGTTCAGATAAAGAAAGCGGAGCTTGAGTTCGAAGCCCGCATGAAAGAGCTGGACGTGGACCTCTACGCCCTGCAGACCGCTGATACGGCGGACGCTCGGAAGCACTTCGCTAAGGACTGGACCGCACGGTTCCTTGCTATCACTTTGTGCCTGCTCTTTGCGGGCTATATTGTCCTCGTCACCGTGCTTCCCCCGGACCAGAACAGCGATGCAATCATTAACCTCATTCTTGGTTCGATTACTGGCTCGTTTAGTACGGTTATTGCGTTCTACTTCGGCAGCAGCCAACGGCAGGACTGAGATGAAGAACCGCATGAAGATAGGGTCGGAAGGTGTTGAACTTATTAAGCATTTTGAAGGGTGCCGTCTGGAAGCATACCTATGCCCTGCTAACGTGTGGACTATTGGCTATGGGCATACTGGCGGCGTCCGAGAAGGCGATGTGATCGACCAAGAGGCTGCGGAAGCTCACCTCATTGAGGACCTTGAGGAGTTTGAAGGCTATGTCAACGACATGGTGGAGATCGCTCTCAAGCAAAATGAGTTCGACGCTATCGTGGCATGGGTGTTTAACCTTGGCCCGGGCAATTTTAAGGAAAGCACGCTCCTTAACCGGATCAACTATGGTCCTCTTAGCGATGTGCCTGCGCAGATTCAGCGATGGAATAGAGCGGGTGGGAAGGTCCTTGAGGGGCTGGTGAAGCGTCGCGCTGCCGAATCCGCATTGTGGCAGGGACTGGACTGGCGGGAGGCCCTATGAAAAAAGTTGTTGAGCCTAGGCAGTTAGAATCAGGTAGTATTGAGCCTGCCCATGAGATTCACACCATCTGTTTTGCCTGCGGGTACGACCTTGATGAGAGTGAGCTTGCGGCAGATACCTGCTCGGACTGCGGCGAACCGCTGAACCTGAGACAGAGCGTAGCGATCAAGGTAACCACCGTGCCGATGTCCGGCGCGACGATGTGATGGGCTCGCTATGCCTCTACAGAAGGTACTGATAAAGCCGGGCGTTAACCGTGAGATGACCCGCTACGCCGCCGAGGGGCGGTGGTACGACTGCGATAAGGTGCGGTTCCGTCAAGGCTTGCCTGAGAAAATCGGCGGTTGGTCACGTATCTCTGAGAACGTCTTCCTTGGCACCTGCCGGTCCCTCCACAACTGGATTACCCTCGGCAACCTCAACCTGCTGGGCGTTGGGACTAACCTCAAGTTCTATATCGGTCAGGGCGGTGCCTACTACGACATCACGCCTATCCGGGCCACCACGACCCCCGGGGGTATTACCTTCTCGGCCAGCACCGGCAGCTCCACTATCACGGTAACCAGCCCCTCCCACGCCGCCGAAGAAGGCGACTTCGTTACGTTTTCCAACTGTTCTGGGCTTGGTGGCAACATCACGGCAGCAGTGCTGAACCAAGAGTACGAGGTCGTCACGGTCGTCGATGCCAACACCTTTACCTTCACGGCGCGCACGGCAGGTACGGCGGTAGATAGTGGCGCAGCTCCTGTATCGGCAAACGCCTCGGACACGGGTAACGGCAACTTCACCGACAACACCGTGGACACCACGAGTGGCAGCACAACCGCGACCATGGCCGACACCTCTGTGCTTGTGGCTGGCTGTACCATCAGCGGGACGGGGATTCCGGCGAGCGCCACCGTTGCCTCTATTACGAACACCACGACCTTTGTGCTGTCTGCTCCGGCGACGGCTACGGGTACGAACATCACGGCGACCATCAACTGCTGCACGGCGGCTTACCAGATCAACATCGGCCCGGCTTCCGTGGTGCCCTTGGTGGGTTGGGGTTCGGGCCCGTGGAGTTCCGGTACTTGGGGTAGCAGCACGCCGATTACGGAAGACCTTCGCCTCTGGCACCAAGCCAACTTCGGTGAGGACCTGATCTTCGGCTACCGGGGCGGTGAGATTTATATCTGGGATGCCTCCAGCGGTATCGCCAACCGGGCTACCCTGCTGTCCGCCGAAGCCGGAGCGTCAAACGTCCCCACGGTGCAAAACAAGGTCTTGGTCTCCGAGAACCGCTTTGTGTTCTGTTTCGGCGCAAACCCCCTCGGTAGTGCGGACGTGGACCCCCTGTTGATCCGCTGGTCTGACCAAGAAGATGCCACCAACTGGACCCCTGCAGCGACTAATCAAGCGGGGAGCCTGCGCCTGTCCCGGGGTAGTGAGATCGTCACCGCTCGTCAGGCTCGCCAAGAGATCGTGGTCTGGACCGACTCGACGGTGTACTCCCTGCAGTATCTCGGTGCTCCGGCGGTGTGGGGCGCGCAGGTGGTTGGTGAGAACATCTCTATCATGTCCCAGAACGCTGTCGCTTACGCCAACGGTGTGTCCTACTGGATGGGTAAGGACAAGTTCTACAAGTATGACGGTCGCAGCCAGACCCTCCGCTGCGATGTACGACGCTACCTCTTCTCCGATTTCAACTACGAGCAGGTGCCTCAGGTCTTTGCCGGGACCATCGAAGAGTTCCACGAGGTTTGGTGGTTCTACTGCTCCGCAAGTTCTACGACCGTTGATCGTTATGTGGTCTACAACTATGCCGAGGACATTTGGTATTACGGTTCGCTGGACCGCACGGCGTGGTTGGATTCGGGCACCCGGCAGTACCCGCTAGCAGCGACGTACTCCAACAATCTCGTTAATCACGAAGAGGGGGTTGATAATGACGAGACCGGCACAACTGCAGCCATTAGCGCATATATTACTTCTGCTCAGTTTGATCTGGACGACGGGCACAAGTTTGCGTTCGTTTGGCGCGTACTGCCGGACATTACTTTCGATGGTTCGACCGCCGACGCTCCGCAGGCCACCCTAACGTTGCTTCCGTTAGCTAGTTCAGGGTCTGGGTATAACAGCCCAACGTCTGAAGGCGGGAGCAACAACGGAACGATCACCCGTACTGCTACAGTCCCCGTCGAAGCGTATACGGAACAACTCAACATCAGGATTCGGGGTCGCCAGCTTGCTATGAAGATTGAGTCAGACGCACTCGGTGTTCAATGGCAGCTTGGGACTCCGCGTCTTGATATGCGGCCTGATGGACGCCGCTGATGGCTAATGAGATCGG